CGCATCACACCATAAGATTTATATTTTATCTTTTATATTTTATTTGCGTAATATATAAAAATAATGCCAATGCCATTTTCATTTTCATTTTTGGGAAGTCACAAAAATACAACACCATTAAAATGCCCTGAAGACCCCGGCGCGCCATTGTCGGCTGATATTAGTCCAGAATTTTTAGCAGAGTGCGAAAGAAAAAAAAAGAAGACGCCGAAATAGAAAAAAGTGAGATAAAAACCAATTTAGATGAATTTAGCAAACAGCACACAGCTTTTATGGAATACATTGATTCTCAATTAAACCAAAATAAAAAGGATAATAACTTGGCTAGTAAACGGCTGGGATATTCTCAAAATTACGCTATTCAAACAGTTAATGCAATTGGAACATTTATGACAAGAAATAATGATGAAACGCAATTGACCTACGAACAATTAGTTAATGCGTCAAATTATAAACCCGAATTTGGCGGATACATTATTTTATTAAATAAACTAAATGCAAGCGAAAAACAATTATTAAGAGCATTCTTAGTTATAAAAACTCCAGATGGGATAGAATACGCGGTTGATTTATTAAGCAAAACGCTTGGATTAAAATTAAAAGACGATGCAAGATTTAAAAATAACCTTAAAAGGTTTATTAAATTGCCACAAAATATTAAAAACGAGATAATAAGTTTTAATCTTTCTGGAGGTAAAAGAAAATCCTTAAAACAAAAGAACAAGAGAAGGAAAACTAAAAAACAAAGAAAAAACAAAAGATGTAAAATAACGAGAAAGATGTATAAAAGAAAATAAGGTTATAAATATAGACTTAAATGAAGACATTTTAATATTCTATTAGTGTAATAGAATATGAAAATTCTAAGTATAGACGTTGGAATCAAAAATCTTGCCTTTTGTTTATTTGAAAAACCGGACGGAAACAATGAATATAAAATTGTAAAATGGGATGTAATAAATATAGGGAGTGAAAATGAATCAAAATGTTGCGAAATTGAAAAATTTAATTTTTGCAACAAACCGGCCAAATATTCAAAGAACGGCAAATGTTACTGTTTAAAGCATAGTAAAAAACAACCATATCAGGTTCCAACGTCGGATTTAAAACCGGCATTTTTAAATAAACAAAAAATAAAAAACTTGTACGAATTAGCAGAAAAATACAACATTAAATATGAAGACCCAATAAAAAAATCAGATCTTGTAGCTTTGATAAATACTTATGCCTTTGAAAAATGTTTTGAACCAATTGACGCAACAAATGCGTCAAAAATTGATTTAATTACTATTGGAAGAAATGTTAAAAGCAAACTGGATTCAATATTAAATGAAGATATAAATAGTTTAACGCACGTTGTTATAGAAAATCAAATTAGCCCAATTGCCAATCGGATGAAAACAATACAGGGGATGATTGCTCAGTATTTTATTATGCGGAATAGCAATACATTTATAGACTTTGTGTCGGCATCTAATAAACTTAAAGACGCAACAAATACTTCCAATTCTAGTTCCATTTCTAAAAGTAGCTACGGCGATAGAAAAAAACTGGGAATACAAATATGTTTAGAAGCACTCACTAATAATTCAAATTACACGCAATGGGACGGGTTTTTTAAAAGTCATAAAAAAAAAGACGATTTGTCAGATTCCTTTTTGCAAGGTGTTTGGTTTATTAATAATAAATTGACATAAATGAAAAATATATTTATTATTCGTATTACTTAAAATTATATGTTCTAGTTAATTCATAATGGACAGTGAAATTATAGATATTTCTTCATTAAATTTTAGCGATGGTCCTTCTTTAAAATCTACTAATTTTGGAGGAGGTCTAGAACTATTAATGAACGACAAAAAATCTTCTGGGGGTCGCCAGTCAAGTGATATTAACGTTGACGACTTGAATAGTTTAGAAAATGAGTTGAATGATTTGGTTGATGATGTTGACCCTGGACCTAGTTTATTTGAGGGAAAATCAGATATGTTTAGCAAAAACATATCATTAAACTATGATGACAGGCCGTCTGGAGTTAGGTTTAGTGATTCTGCTCCCGGTATTGGGCAAGCCACCGCAGAAGGTGGCCATGAGGCAAAAACCTGGGATGGTTATACAAAGTTTAACAACGTCCCCATTAACCCAGATAAGCCAATGTCTAACCATCCTCAAATGAGCAAGGAAGAGTTATTGCGAGAGAAATTTAAATATCTAAGAAAATTGGAAGCTTTAGAGCAAAAGGGTGTAAATCTAACAAAAAAATATAGCATGGATTCCCCTCTCGCGGAAATGCAAGGTGAATATGAAATGATAATGGAAGAGAAAACAAAGCAGAACTCTGTAAAATTTCAAGGAAATATGTTAATGGCGTGCATTAACGGCATAGAGTTTTTAAATAACCGTTTTGACCCATTTGATGTAAAATTGGACGGTTGGAGCGAACAAGTTAATGAGAATATGACTGATTATGACGACGTGTTTGGCGAATTATATGAAAAGTATAAGAGCAAGGCTTCTATGGCGCCAGAACTCAAGTTATTATTTCAGCTCGGAGGTAGTGCAATGATGGTTCACATGACAAACACCATGTTTAAGTCGGCGATGCCTGGAATGGACGATATATTAAGACAAAACCCAGATTTAATGCGTCAATTCCAAACCGCCGCTGTAAATTCTATGAGCCAACAAAGTCCAGGATTTTCTGGATTTATGAATAATATGATGAATCCTGAACCCCAAGTGTCAATGAGCGGTCCTCCTCCCCCACCAATGGCAACGCAAGGACCTGGAGCCCCAATGCCACCCTCAAGTAGACCAGGAAACAATAATGGATTTTCCAACAGACCAGATTTAAATATTAGCATGGGGCGCAGTAGTTTTAATCCCAAACAAAATGACGGTATTAATATAAGAGAGAACTTTGCAGGAGCGTCCGATGGTGAGAAGAGTGGAAGACGCGGACAAGGTCCCGGACCCCGCGCGGAAATGAGGGGTCCAAGTGATATTACCGACATTTTGTCTGGTTTAAAAACAAAAACAATAAATATTCAGGAATCAGCTCAGCAAAGCAACAGTGGAATAAATCTAAATGATAGCAGTACTATCAGCATTTCGGATTTAAAAGAGTTGCAGTCGGATGGAAATATGCCCAAGCGCAGTAAGAGGCGTCAAAAATCCGATAAAAATACCGTAAGTCTGGATATTTAAATTTATTTGAGCAATAGTATTATTCCTTTCAACGGTTGAAACACCTGATTTTATCTATAAAAAATACTTAAATATAAACATAGTTGTTATATATTATGAAATACATAACTACTATTATAAAAAAGTTCATTCCAAAAGAATTGCCAAAACCCGTTGGTAGATGGAGAATAGAAAATTGTAATACGCAGATGAACAATAAAATAGATTTATCAAATGAAGACCATTGTGGTCCATGTGGTCAATACGCATTAGAAAAAATAGAATTAAAAAATAATAAAAAAGAAATTAATAATTTAGAAAACCCTAAATAATTAAAATGTATTTTTTAGATGTTGTCCGTGTTATATGATTATAATATGTTAAAATAATCATATAAAAATAAATAAAAATATACAAATAATGACGACCGTTGCATTAATAACAGGAATTGCTGGGCAAGATGGTTCTTATTTGGCAGAATTTTTATTAGAAAAAAACTACGCCGTTTGGGGAATTATTCGTCGCTCGTCTAATATAAATACAGATAGAATTGAGCACATATTTAATAAATTAATTCTAAGATACGGAGATTTGTCCGATGGCGTTAATTTGTTGAACATCCTTTGTGAAATTAAAAATAAATACCCTGACATTAATCGTTTGGAAATTTACAATTTAGGAGCAATGAGTCACGTAAAAGTGTCATTTGATATGCCGGAATATACTGGTGATGTAGACGGGATTGGTGTTTTAAGATTGTTAGAAGCGTCAAGAAATTGTGGAATACCTTTAGATAAGATTCGGTTTTACCAAGCTTCCACCTCAGAATTATATGGAAAGGTTGTTGAGGTTCCTCAAAAAGAAACAACCCCTTTTTATCCAAGATCACCTTATGGCGTCGCAAAATTGTACGGTTATTGGATTGTAAAAAATTATCGCGAAGCGTATGGCATGCATGCAAGTTCTGGAATTCTTTTTAACCATGAAAGCCCGCGACGAGGTCACAATTTTGTTACGCGCAAAATTACCATTGGTTTAAATAAAATATTAAAAGGTGCTGATGATAAAATTGTTTTGGGAAATATTAACGCACTGCGAGATTGGGGTCACGCAAAAGATTATGTGGAAGGCATGTGGTTAATTCTTCAAAATGAGGTCCCGGATGATTACGTTCTATCAACAAATGAATATCACAGTGTGAGAGAATTCATAGAGAAAGCCTTTGCATTAAAAGGATTTAACATTAAATGGAAGGGAAATGGAGTTGATGAAATAGGATACGATAAAACTTCTGGGAGAGAACTTATATTTATTTCTGAAAAGTATTTTAGACCGGCCGAAGTTGAGGAATTATTGGGCGATTCTACAAAAGCCAGAACAGAACTTGGGTGGACGTGCAAATACTCCTTTGATGAACTAGTTAAAGAAATGGTTGACGCTGACTGTTCATAAAACAAATAACAAATAAAAAATAACAAATAACAAATAAAACAAATAACAAATAACAAATAAAAAATAAATAACTTTATATAATAACAATAAAAACAAAATGCATGAAAATGGACTATTTATATTTCGCAGAGATTATAGAATAATAGACAACAATGGGCTCAACTTGACAAACTCTAAATGCAAAAATGTATATACTATTTTTATTTTTACTCCAGAACAAGTTGGAAGCGGAAATCAATACAAGTCAAACAACGCCGTGCAATTTATGATTGAAAGTTTAGAAGATTTGGCTTCAGAGATTCACAAGCACGGTGGGAAACTATACGTTTTTTATGGGAATAATAATAAAATAGTTTCGGACTGTATTGATGCCTTTGATATTAACTATGTTTGTTTTAACTCTGACTACACACCATATGCATTGGAGAGAGATGCGAATATTTCCGACATTTGCAAGAAGAAAAAAATAGAGTGCGAGATGGCCCACGATTACTATTTGCACGAGCCTGGAACAATATTAAATGGTTCAAAAGAAGCGTATAAAAAATTTACACCATATTATCACACATCACTCAAAAAACAAGTTCAGTCTCCAGCAAATGCTCGTAAAATTAAATTTAAAACATCCGGGAAGCAACTTTCAAATACTATTTCTCTCGCAACAGCGTTTTCAAAATTTGTAAAGGAAAACCATTCCATACTTGTCCATGGAGGAAGACCGGAAGCAATTAAGACATTAAGAAGTGCGCTAAAAAGTCAGAAACATTATTCTACTACACACGACGAACTTGAAAAACCAACTAGTCTTCTCTCAGCATACATTAAATTTGGTTGCGTAAGTATTCGCGAGGTTTACAAGGCTTTTAAAGGCAATCATGCTCTAATAAGACAATTAATATGGCGTGATTTTTACATGAATGTTCTTTATGCTTATCCACATGTTCTTGGGAAACCAATGAAACCTAGTTACTCCAAGATTAGATGGCATAAGAACGCAAAATGGTTTGACGCTTGGACAAAAGGACTGACCGGATTCCCTATTGTTGATGCTGGTATGAGAGAAATGAACACCACTGGGTTTATGCACAATAGAGCTCGGCTTATAGTTGCTTCTTTTTTAACCAAAACACTTTTGATTGATTGGAGAGAAGGTGAGGAGTATTTTGCAAAGAAGTTAACCGACTATGATCCGGCGAGCAACAATGGGAATTGGCAATGGATAGCATCCAGTGGTGCCGATTCGCAACCTTATTTTCGTATATTTAATCCGTGGTCTCAAAACGCCGAGGTAGATCCAGAATGCCACTACGTAAAAAAATGGATACCAGAGTTGCGAGATGTTCCGGCAAAAGATATTTTGAAATGGAATGAAATGTGGGATAAAAACAATGACAATAACAAACTAGTTGTAAAATACCCCAAACCAATTTGCAATTATCAAGAACAAAAAGAAAAGGCTCTTGCAATGTTTAGAGCAATTTATTAGGTTGGGTTAGTTATAATTCATTTATTAATTTAAAAATAAACTATAATAAATGAATTCAAAAGAATCAAAAGAATCAAATGAATCAAAAACTATCATTAATAAACCCGACTATAAAATGACAAAATTAAACAAAAATAGTTATTTATTTGAGTATGAAATTATAAACAATGGCATTTTTCTTGACAGAATAATCAATCTAGATTTTATAAAACTTATTAATGAAATAAATAAGCGGGATGTATTTGAGGATTTTTATTTAGAAGAGCATGATGCCAATTGCGCAACTGTTTACATATTATTCAAGCACTTTTTTAATGATTTTGGAATGTCGCAAAAATATGCGCTCCTTTACGTTAATATAGAAAAAACGGAAAATCACATTATTTTTAACACAATTCCAAGCAAAAATCCATCCATCAACAATAAACTTATCTCGGAACCCGGCGCGGAACCTATTCCGATTTCAAATATAACTGCAATATGCGATTTTATTAGTCCACATCATGTAAAAATAAAAACTACAACAACGTTTAACCGCTCTATAAATTATTCAGAGTTTATAGAAAAACTTTCAACAACAATCATTAGTAAAGTATTTCTGAGAACAAAACAATTTATAGAGAAAATGCGTATAAATTCATAATGCCAAATGCTAAGCAAGCGTTTAATAATGTCCTTAATTTATATCTTTTTTTTGATTTATTTAGTTTTTTTAATTTTTTTGGGGCTTTTTATTTTAATTTTTTTTATATTCTAAAAAATACATCGTTTTCATTTGAAATAGTCCTTATTTTATTCTACGAATACATATGTTTTTTATACAACAAGAATTATACCAATTTCATACACAATGTTGCGCAAAGATTGTCCGAGAAAAACATTCTATACGTTAAAATGTTTCAAGCAATATCATTAAATAACAATTTAATAGATGATACAATTAACGCAGAATTAATAAAGTACACAGATTCAGCTCCATATACTTACGATGATATTGATGAGGACCTGTTAACAACCCTGAGAAAACATTATTATTTAACAATTGATAATGATGTAGTTCCAATGAAATCCGGAATGATTTCACTTGTCTATAAAATGAAAAGCATAGATAACGAAGATCTCATTGTTAAAATAAAAAGAAAAAACATTGATAAAAAGTTGGAAGAAGCGATTGAAAAATTATTATTTTTAATAAAAATTTTATCGTTTATTCCACAGTTTAATATGTTGAACATTTCAAACGTAGTCAAACAAAATTTGCATTTATTAAATCAGCAACTAGATTTTAATGCGGAAGTTAAAAATACAATTGAAATGGCCGAAAATTGCAAGAATTTGAAATATATAAAAATTCCGATGGTTCACCCAGAAGTGACAAAAGAATATCCTGACGTAATAATGATGGAGTATATTAAAGGACAACACATTTCATCTTTAAATGAAGAAGATTATAATGAATATGCAAAACTTGTCATGAAATACGGATTTGTTTCAATTATAAATAATAGCTCCACGCACGGAGATTTGCATGCCGGAAATATTATATTTATTAAGAATGAAAAATCACCCACGCATCAGCTTGGATTAATAGATTTTGGAATTGTTACCCGCGTAAACGAAAAAACAACAAAAATGTTTTTAGAAACCGTGACAACAATGTTTACTGAGCCCGGATTAGTTCTTGCAAAAACTATATTAGATAACACTATTGAACCAAAAGACACATTTCAAAGCATACCGATTGATCATAGAGATAATCTATACATTGAAGCTAGCAAAATAATAGAAGAAGTGGTTCACAATTCAAAGAATGCCAACCAAGTTAAAATATACGATTTTATTAAAAAATTTAACAATTACCTGAACAATAATAACCTACGTTCTTATGGATTGTATATAAGCGATGATTTTGTAAAACTTCAATTGGCGCTAGCAATGTCTCAAGGTGTTAGTTTGCACTTGTGCAAAAATGATTTCATGCCTTTTGCCAATGATGTATTGAACGATTTATTTCACACAAATTTGTTATTTTCGGACTCTGAATAAAAACGCTAGTATAAGTTAAATAATATTATAATATAATTTGAATCAGTTTGAATCAATTTGAATCATTTTGAATCAGTTTGAATCAATTTGATGGTTTATAATATTATTATTTTGCAATGGATTTATCAATTACGGATTATTTTGCTACATTTCGGATTATCTTATTGTAATTTGATTCATCTTATTCTACATATGATCCACCCATTGAGTTTATTATTATCTGATGATAATCCATGTGTTTTTTTGAGTCGGTGTCTTCAGAATCGGGATTTTCTTCCTTCCAATCATTTAATTGTTTGAAATTTTTTGCTGCAATAAATTTTATTGCTGTTTTCATTTTCTTCTTTTCACTATTGTCCTTCTCCCAAGCGTTTTTGTCTTTAACATACAAAACTTCTCGTTTAAGATCACTGCAATGTATTGGGCGTTTAAATACATCCAATTCTTTTAACCCACGAATAAAAAGTTTAGATATTCCCTCAGTATATCCAACCCGACCAACCATATCCAAATCCGCAATTTTTAATTGAATTTGTTCTATAAAATCCATAATATTGAGAGCATCTTTGCACTGTTCATTTAAGAAAAAATGCAAGTTAAAATTGTTCGTATTGTTGTTATTGCAATTGGTATTAGTGTTCATTGTTTTACTTTCTTTTGCAATTTCTACTAATTGTTGTTGAAGTTTTTGGTTTTCTTTGCATTGTTCTTTCATTAGTTCTTTAAGTTCATTATTTTCATTCATTTGCAATTTAAAAAGTTCAGTTAAAAGTTGGAAATCTGTTTTATTTTCTTTTTTTGAAGTTAACAAAGAATCTACAATATTTGCTTCTTCTTGAACGTTGCATTTCTTTTTATGCCTCCATAATCCTGCTCTGTCATTGTATTGTTTTTTGCATTTTTCACAAGAATACTTAAGGCTTGTATTTGGCTTAAAAACGTTGTCATTTGTTGTCAAAAGCGTTGTTTTCTTATGTTTTGATGTCAGTGTGTGATTGGTCATATTTCCTTTTTTGCATGTACCATAGTCACATTTTTTACAGTAATATTTGAAGCTTAAAAATGGCTTAAAATCGTTGTCGGTCGTTGTCATATATTGACAACGGATAATAATCCTAAATACTTTTTTAAAACATTTATTTTTTTAACGTAACAAACTTTTTATATTTTTTTCTTAGAATAAAAGCATTATGATAAGAAGATGGAAATTTAGGAGGTATTTTCGCAAAAGTATTCTTGATTCCTGTTTTTGGACATTTTTTTTGTCCATTTTTGAATTTTGGAAACACTTTTGGGTCCTTGTTTTTCGCCGATTTCTTTAAGTTCACTTTTGGATAATATATATTTTGCACTCTTGAACCCAACATTGTTGTATGCATTGAACATTAACATTTGATCTCTGCATTGCACGCCTTATTGGTGCGCCTTTTGTGCCGAGTTTTTGGGGCCCTATTTACCCCCATATATGGGAAAACCAGAAATGAGTGACAATTCCAGAAATGAGTGACAAAAATATACCTGCTATTTTGCTCATTTTTTTGGCTCAAAAACTTGAAATAAAAAAGGGTTATTTAGGTTACAATTTAAAACTAAACAAATTAAGCTACTATCTAATTTTTATTTTTTTATTTTTATTTACTCTTCCACCTTGACCTTCTTGGTCTTCTTGGCCTTTGGCTTCACCTCTTCCTTGGGCTCCTCAACCTTTGGGGCCTCCTTGGGCTCCTCAACCTTTGGGGCCTCCTTAGGCTCCTCCTTGGGGGCCTCCTCAACCTTGACCTTCTTGGTCTTCTTGGCCTTCACTGCCTTGACCTCAACCTTGGCCTCAACAGGCTGGACC